AGCTGGAGCTGTCGCTGCCGCCCTTGCCGCCACCGCCGGCCGCGATCTTGGTGGCGCGCGGATCGGGCACCGCGTAGACGCGAATGCCTGGCGCGCCGCGCTGGTCGAGCGTGAGCGGGATCGCGGTCATGGGAATGGCCACTTGCCGCCGCTGCTGGGCGGCGCGACGTAGGGGATGTCCTCGGCGCTGAGCCCGGCGTTGATCACCACCGAGCCGACCAGATGCGTCCCGAACACCAGCGGCACCGGGCCTCCCTGCTGGCTGTTGTTGGTGACGCCATTGAACAGAAAGGAGGGCCGATCGTCGGGCGCCGCGCGGTCGGTCGCCGCGTCGGGCGTCGGTCCTTGCGACAGCAGCGCGCTCACGCCGCCCAGCACCATCGAGGCGCCCATCAGGACGATGGAGCCGTAGCTGACGCCCATGAACGCCTCGGCGCCCAGCCCGGCCAGCGGCGCCGCCAGCGTGCCGCCGGACAGCACAATCGCCGCGCCGATCAGCACCACGCCGACGATGATGCCGCCGATGGCCTTGCCCTTGCCGCCGCCCTCGGGGCGCGTCGCCGGCACGAGGTGGATCGGTTGGCGGCCGGCGTTCATGTTCAGCAGATCGACATCAATGCTGTGGCGGATGTGCGGGGGTCCGACGATCACCCGCCACGCGCCGTCGCGGATCATGCGGCGCAGGCCGGGCCGCAGCGTGATCAGCGCGCGGATCGCCTCGGCCGGCGAGGCGACGTCGAGCCGGAAGTGGTCGCCGTGCATGCGCGCGGCGGCGCCGTACAGATAGATGTCGCGGACCATCACTTGCGCCTCAGGGCGAGAACCACGTGGCGAATGAAGCGGCTGCGCGGCACCAGGACGCTGAGCCGCGTCGGATCGACCGGCTTCATGCCGGCGGGATGGTGCAGCAGCAGATCGCGGTCCCACACCACGGCGCCGTGCATCGGCACCGGATTGTTGAACGACATCAGCAGGCCGTCGCCCACCTCGGTCGCCTGGTGCTTGTCGATCTCTCGAAAGCCCGCCTCGTCGAAGTGCTGGCGGTAGAGATCGAGCCCGACCTTTTCGTCCCACCAGTTCCACTGGCGCGGCTGGTCGATCAGCGTGATGCCGAATTTCTCGACGTAGTAGTCGCGTAGCAGCGAGTAGCAGTCGTGCACGCCGTGGCGAAAGCCGCGCCCGAGCAGCGGCGCTGGCGTGAGCTGGTCGCCCCACCAGAAGCAGTCGTAGAGCGGCCACACCATGACGACGAACGGGATGGCGAGCTGCTGCTGATAGCGCATGTCGCTCTCGCTCGGGCATCCGACACCGTCAGGATGGGAGTGGAAGAACAGCTCGGCCCCGGCGGCACGCAAGAGATCGTCGTCGTCGAGTGCGATGTCCTTGCTCGGATCGGTGCTGACATTGGCGAGCCGGACATACTGGCCGGCCTCGACGATGCCGGCGGCCTCGTGCGGATATGCCTCGGCGGTGTGCGCCATGGCCGCCGCCTTCACCTCGTCGGTCCACGCCTGCGGCCGCGCGGGCGAGGTCGGCGCGATCAGCGGCGTGGGCTGCTGGACGAACATGCATCACCTCACCTTGCCGACGCCGGGGAAGAAGCGAGCTGGCAGCACCTGACCGGGGAAGCGGAGCTGGCAGCCGATGAGGTTGCGCGAGCACTGGTCGTGCGGGGCGTCGGTCGGCCGGTTGAGCGGATCGAAGTTGGCGGTGCCGGTGTAGGGACAGCTCGCGCGGCTGTAGTCGAAGGCGCCGCTCACCGGATCGAACGCGCGATAGGTGTGCGTGCAGATGTCCCTGAGGATTTGCCGGCGCGGGAGCTGCGTGCCCTCGACGTCCATGCGGGTCGCCAGCTTGAAGGCGATAGCGACGGCGTTGTGGCTGGTCTTCTGCGCGACCACATATTTGTCGCGCGTGATGTAGGCGCCAGGATCGGGAGTCTCGCCGTCATCGAGGAAGCGGCGCAACGTCAGGATGCGAATGATGTCGGCGCCGACCAGTCCCTTGTAGCTGTCGAGCAGCAAGTTGCCCGCGCCGTACAGGTTGGAGATCGTCACGGTCGGCTGCGGGAAGGCGCCGCGCGTCGTCAGCTCGAAGCCCGAGGCGTCCATCGGCAGCGCCTGATAGAGCTGGCCACCCCACACGATCTCGTGCGAGAAGTCCTCGGCGTTGGTGAAGTAGAACACCGGGCCGCCGAGCGTCGTGGTGTCGAGCTGCCACAGCGAGATCAGCCCCTCGGTGGTAAGCCCGGTCATCGCGCCGCGCCGCCGGGGAATTGCGGGTTGAAGCTCTGAGTGAGCGTCACCGCGAGCTGGCCGACGATGCCGGTGCCGAGGTTCTTCTCGACAATGGTGGCGGTCCAGTCGTTGGCGGTGACGAACAGCGGCGCCGCGCCATCGGGCGGGGTGAACCAGAAGCCGCCGGCCGAGTACTGGCGCAGGAAGGTGTCGCGCTCGTTGAGCTCAGCCAGCGAGGTGAACGGGAAGCTCAGCGTCCACGCCGGCCGCGCCGGGTTGAGCCCGCGCGTGCTGCGGTGCTTGTAGCCGTCGCCAAACGCCACCTCGTCGACCGCCAGCGTGGTCGCGCGTGCGGCGCCCGGCTGGGCGCACCACGGCCAGTAGGGCTGAGGCTCGCCGACCATGTCAGTCGGCCTTCCACAGCAGCGCGCGCACCGCGCAGTCCTTCGCTTCGAGCAGCTTACGCAACGCCACGGTGCTCTCGGGATTGCGCGGCAGCGTCTCGACCACGCGCTGCGCCAGCTCACCGAATGGCGCAGAGACCGCCTTCAGATGCTCGGGCAGGTGATCGTAGGCGAAGAACTGCAGCGTCGGCTCCATGACTCACCTCATGCGTTGGCGCGGCTGTAGAGCGTGCCGCCCGGCCGCTTCTCCTGCTGGATCACATCGACCACGGCGGCGCGCACCCGGCGGCCGAATTCGAGGGCCGCACCGGGATCTGTCGTGCCGGTTGTGTGGCCCATGTCGAGGTTGACATTGACGGTGCCGCCCGCGTCGCGGCTCCTGGGCTCGACGCGCCCGGCGACGGTCGGCACGAAGCGCTCGGGGCCGGCCTCGCCGACCGTGTAGGCGACGTTCGGCTGCACATCGCCGCCGGTCGCGCGCCCGCCACCGAACACGCTGCCCAGCCAGCCGAAGAAGCCGGCGCCCGCGTTGGGATTGACCGGCCCGAAGTAGGGCGAGCCCGGCATGCCCGCCCCCGCCATGCCGGTCGCGCCGCCGAACACTGAGTTGAACACCGCCGACGTGGCCGCCTGCAGCGCCATCTTCGCCAGCATCTGCGCGAAGTCGGCGGCGATCTGGCCGAACGTCTTGTTGGACTTGCCCAGCAGCACGTCGAGCTCTTCGCCCATCGCGTTGGTGAACGCGTTGAAGGTCTGGGTGCCGAGGCTGAACAGATCGTTGGTGCGCGCGTACTGGCGCGCCGCCAGCTCGAAGCCCGCCGCGAGCGAGCCGAGATCGTCGTCGTAGCGCCGGGCCGCCAGCGCGGCGTTCTCGACTTCCTCGGTCTGCTCCTTGAGCGCGCGCGTGTAGGCGACGAACTCCAGCCGCCCGCTGTCGAGCTGACGGTTGAGATCGCGCAGCATGCGCCCATACGCTTGGGTGCCGTCGCCCAAGCGGCGCTGCGTCGCGTCGGCCTGCGTGGCGTACTGGATCGAGCGCGCCGTCGCCTGCTGCTGCTCCTTGGCGGCGAGCACGGCATCCTCAAGCGCCTTCTTCTGCTCGGGGCTGACGGTCCTGTGCTGCTCGATGCGCGCGAGGATGTCCTGCGTTTCCTGCCTGGCCTGGACGATCAAGGCGAGGTCGTCGATGTCGACGCGAGTGTTGGCGCGCACCGCGGCGGCGCTGTCCTGCGCCGCCTTCGTCATCTTGGTGTAGCGGTCGATCAGCGCCTGCACGTCGTCCGCATCGCTGCGACCGCCGCCACCGCCGCCCGTCGCCTTGGGCGGATTGGAGCCGGGCTTGTCCGGCGTCGGCACCGTGTACCCGCTCTCGGACGGATAGCGATCGGTCTGCGTCGACTTGAGGCGGCCGATCTCGGTCAGCGTATTGGCGATGTTCTTGTTGAGGGTGTCAACGTCGTTGGCCTGGCGCGCCCACCAGCCCGCCGCGCCCGGCTGCTGCGTCGAGGCGAGCCGGTCCTGATAGCCTTTGAGCTTGCCCTCCAGCTCGGTGATCTTCTCGCCGATGGGATCGGCACTGCCGAGAATGGTCGCGCCGAGCTTGAGCTGCTCGCCGGGGCTGAACAGCAGGCGCAGGATGTTCTGCAGCTTGGTATAATCGTTGGCGACGATGGCGGCGTTGAGCCGCTCCATGCCGGTCGCCCAGCCCTCGAGGAAGCCCGCCTTGGTCGGCATCGTCGTCGCCGCCACCAGCAGATCAAACTTCTCCTTCGCGGCGGCGGCGCGATCCTCGAGCTGCTTGAGCTGCGCGGTCGCCTGCGCCACGCGCATCGCGTCGGCGTGCTGCTGGAAATCGGCGCTGCTGGTGCTCAGCTCCTTGAGCGCCTTGTCGGTCTGCTCGCCGGTCTGGCCGAGCAGCTGCAGCTGCAGCCGCGTCTTTTCGATGCCGGGCGGCATCCGGTTGAAGGCGTCGGCGACGCGCTTGTTGATGTCCTCCTGACTGCGCAGCTTGCCCGTGTTGTCGAGAATGGTGACGCCGAGCCGATTCAGGCTGTCGATGGTGGCGGCGTTGCCGAGCAGTGCCTGCTGCGTGATCGTCTGCAGGCGCGCCATCGTCTCGGCCAGCTTGTCGACGCCGAGCCCGGCTTGCATGCTGTCGATGCGCAGCTGCTCGAAGCGCTCGAAACTGACGCCGAGCTTGTCGGCCTGCTGGCCCACGTCGGTGAATTTGGTCTGCAGCCGCTCGATCTCGTCGATCACCGCCGTGACCGCCTTGCCGATCAGCGCGACCGCACCCGCCACCGTCGCGAAGCGCCCGACCCCCGCGATGCTGTCGAGCATGGAGTTGGCACGCTTGCCGAAGTCGTCCAGCTGCTTGGTGCTCTCCTGCATGCCCTTGCTGAATTCGGCGAAGTCCGCCACCAGCTTGACGAGGACGTCGCCGATCACCGCCATGGTCAGCCTCCCCGCCAATTCGCCATCTGACGGTCGACCTCGCTCAGCCCGTCATCAGGTGACAGCTCGCGCTCGCGGATCACGAGGAAGTCGGCGGGCCGCGCCGGGATGCTGTCGGTCGAGCGCGCCAGGTTGACGATGATCGAGGCGAGCATCGCGACATGGATGTCGCCGAGGCGATCCGGCAGCGGCTGGTGCAGCGCCTCGAAGCGGTGCCAGTCGAGCAGCTCGCGCAACGTCATCGACCTTTCGAGATCGTCGACGCGCATGTGCAGCGCCAGAGCGAGGCGATGGAGGAACGCCCGCTCTGGCGTCAGTGGGAAGGGCCGACGCTCTCGCCCTCGGCATGCCCGTTGCGCTGAGCACCTTCGGCGACATCGGCGTCGGGGTCCTGCTCGCGCAGGCCGTTGACGAAGGCGCACTTGCCCGCGAGGTAGGCGATCCGCTCGCGCATCTTGAACGGCTGGTCCATCACCTCGTCGACCGAGCCGAACACCGCCGCGCCGTCGTCGGCGTAGCGCAGCGACTGCACCAGCAGCATGAACGAGCCTTCCTCGGCGTCGCGCTGGAACGCCTCTGTCACTGCGCGCCCGTCGCGGATCGAGAAGCCGTCGAAGCGGACGGGGCGACCGTTCCAGTTGTCGCGGTTCATGCCGCGACCGGCTCAGCAGGCTGCGTGGTGGCCGGTCGAGGCGACGCGACCTTGCTGAGCCGCGAGACGAAGCCAGCCGGAGGCGTCTTGTAGAAGTGCACCTGTCCGTCGATCTGGCCGCCCAGCGTGTTGGCGATGGCGGCGTTGATGCCGAGCGACACGTCGAAGGTGTTGACGATGGCCATGAACGTCCAGCCGCAGCCATCCGGCAGACGCACGTCGATCACGCAATCCTCGCCCGAGCGGTAGTAGTCGCGCGCGCGCGCCGCCGCCGTGTCGTTGCAGTCATAGAAGCCCGCTGCATTCCAGGTGCCGATGGCAGGCAGGCCCGCGACGATGCGGTGCGCGATGTCGCACAGCGTAGTGACATCGATGGTCGCCCCGGCCGGGTTGTTGGCGGTGAAGTTGGAGCGACACAGCTCGAGGAACGTCGGCACGCTAATCGATGCCTTCGGGTCGCCGGTCGTGTTGATGTCGGCAACCTCGGCGGTGGTGTCACTGTCCTCCAGCGTGATCGCGCCCGCCGTCACGTCGCTGACCTTGAACGGCATGCTCTCGATGCTGTTCCAGCCGGTGTTGCGCGGCACGATGATGTCGCCTTTGACCGGCGTGGGACCGGCCGTGACCGTGAGCACGCACGGCTTGGCCTTGGTCGCGCTCACGATGTCGACCGACACCCCGTCGATGTCGTCGCTGATCATGATCACGGAGCCCTGAGACGAGAGACGGGCCATGGCAGCCTCCTACTTTTTGGGCATGTCGCTGACCGCCGCGTCGATCAGCTTGAGGATGGTGTCGCGGAACATGTCGATGGAGCTCGGGGCGGCGGGGCCGAACGTCGGGCGCAACCACGCGCGCGAGCTGACCGAGCCGCGATTGCCAGCGCCGAGCCAGCGCTGGAGCTGCTTGCGCGTGCGCTCGCGCGCCTTGCCCGTCCTGCCAATGCGACCGCTGCGCAGCGCCTTGGGCGTGCGCGCGCTGCGGCGCTCGCGGGTGCCGAATTCGAGGAAGCGCCAGTAGTACGGAACCTCGGGGGCGTTGTGTCTCGCGCGCTTGCGCACCAGCGCGCCGAACACGCTCGACGGCTGCCGCTGCGGCAGCACCTCGACATAGCCGACGAGGCTGTTGTCACGCGGCTCGCGCGCGACGACCACGCCGAGCGCCGCCTTGATCGCGCCCGTGCGGCGGATGAACGTGGTGTAGGTCGCGCCGCGCATCGGATTCGCCAGCGCCCACGCCTGCTGGCGCAGCGACTGACGCCCGATCTGCTGCTGCACGAGCGCGTCGAGCTTCTGAAAATTCTCCTTCGCCTGACTGAGCCCGCTCACCTCGACGCGGGTCGTGGTCACGGCGGCGGCAACGGCGCGGGCGGCGTCTCGGGGAAGCCCTCCCAGCCGCCGTAGAATGGATCCGTGCCGTCGCGCCGGGTCTGCAACGTGTAGCGCGCCGTCAGCGCGAGCTGCCACCACTCGCCCAGGCCCTCGGGGTCCACGTCGTGCGGGCCGTCGACCTGCAGGATGGCGAGCCCGTCGAGATGCGCGCCGTGGAAGGTCTGGCGAATGTAGTCGACCGCCTCGTCCAGCGCGGCCGGGCCGCTGCCCGATCGCGTGAACAGCCCGATCAGGAATTGCCCGCTCTCCTCGACCCACGGCATTGAGCCCAGCGTCACGTCGCTGCGGCTGTCGGGCTGTAGCACCGCCGCGCCCCACACGTCGGGCGCTTGGCTGGTGTCGACCGGCGAATTGACCGCCTCGATGTAGGGCAGCACCGACGCCGGGATGTGCTCGGCCCAGATCGCCTTGAAGATCGCGAGCGGCGTCGTCATTGCGAGCCTCCACGCAACAGCAGCTTGTAGAACACCGGCTCGTCGTCGTTGGGCGAGCCGCGCCATTCTTCGACCGACCATGAGCGCCCGGCAATGCGCAGCCGGTCGAAGCGCTGCGGCGTCACGCGCGGGGCAAAGGCGGCGCGGAACGCAGCGGCGTTGATCACAGCCGCCATGTCCTGCTGCATCGCCCCGGCGAACAGGTCGTCACTGCGCACCCCGCGCACCCACGCTACGAGCGGCACGGTCGCGCTGTTGTCGTTGAGGGCGTACTCCTGGGGTCGACCGAACATCGCCAGCGCCCAGCGAAGGGCTCCGGCGATCTGATCAACCAGTGTCGCCATTGCTTGCCTCACTCGCCACCTCGATGGCGACAGTGGTCGGGTATGCGCCGCCGAGCATCGAGCGCCAGTCGATGTAGGGGTCCAGCAGGATGCTGTAGGAACCGAGCAGCGGATCGGGCGACACGCCGCGCCGCGTCGCCTGCTCGACGAAGAAGTTTGGCGTGAGGTTCACGTCGACCTCGCCCACGTCGATGGCGTTGATGCGCGACGGCAGCATGCCGACCGGCCCAAGCCCGCTCTGCGATGCCTGCCGCTGGTTCCACTGCGCCTGCAGCGCGCCGAGCATCGCCTCGTAGAGATCGGGCGGCACCGTGTCGAAGCCCGCCACGTACTCCACACGCGCGCGCCCGTAGACCAGCGCGGTGCGCAGATCGCGGGCGAACCCGTCGATGCCGATCAGCTTGCCGTCGCCGTGATCGAAGATGACGCGCGACACATCCTGGTCGGTGCCGTTGAGCGTCAGCTTGGTGATCTCCTGCACGGGGAACACGCGCAGGAACACCGACGCGCTGGACAAGGCGCGGATGATCGGCGGTTCGGTGCGCGCCGGCGCGTTCTGCACCAGCGCGCCCCAATCGTCGGCCCAGGCCGACGCGAGCGTGAGCGGGCGCTGAGTGTAGATCTGGAAGCGCGACCAGATGCCGTCGATGCGGCGCTGGAGCCATGCGTCGCTCGTGCTATCGCTCGCCGGGATGCCGAGATCGTCCTTCACCGTGTCCAGATCGATAGGCGCCGACAACACGACAGCTTTGGCGTCAGCGACCGGCGTCATCACCGCCCCCTGCCCTGATGTGGCCCGCCACCTTCAGCGCCTCGGTCACGACGCTCTGAAACACGGGACGAACGTCGCCCGCCAGCTCGCCGCCGACGTACACCTCTCCTTTGGGTGTGATCGCCCAGCGCGGCGTGCGGAGCTCCAGCATGCGCTCGAAGATATCGGCGCGCAGCTTGTCGAATTGGGCCTTGATGGCGTCGGCAATCAGGTCGGCGATCTGCTCGTGTTCCTCGCGCGTCATGCTCATGCGGCCCTCCGTAGGCGTTGGCGCACGAGCTGGCGCAGCAGCGCGGCGT